AATACGACCTATAGTCATTTTAGGATCTGAATCCCATTCAATGTTTGATCTCATACCTATAGACTGTATCAAACTATTAAAGTTAGCCTGTTGCCCTAACTTAGTTTTGTTTGATTCAGATCTACTAGGATTTGATCTTGTGATATCCACTAATGTGATTATTTGGTAGCGTGCCATAATGTGCTACTATTTATAGAGGTAAAAAAAGAGCGGAAATAAATCCGCTCTTTTCGTTTTCCTATCTTTGAAAACAAACTAGCTATTAAGCTGGAGTTTGGTCAAAAGTTGCTGTGATAGCTACTGTTGCTGCTGCGAAGTAGTCACCAGTTGTTGTGCTTGGTGTACCTGTACCTTGAACAGAGATAACAACTGATGTTGAAGATGCTGCTGTGAAAGCACCAATACCAGTTACTGTGAAAGCGTCTGTTTTTAGAGCACCTGTTACTAAAGAAGCACCTTGTTTAATACCTTTAACAATGCCAAGTAATTGCGTTGCACTGATTGCACCACCACCTACACCAACTGTAAGGATGTGTGTTTTTCCGCCTAGACCGTTACCTGATTTTGCTATTTCGTAATTTGCGCCAAATGTTGTACTACCTACTACTGCTGCAATTAAATTTGCCATGATTAAATTCTCCTTATATCAATGATCCCGCTCCGGGACCGGCATAATATTTAGTCTTTTTGGAAAAAACTGTGTGATATAGCCGTTTAATCGGCTCTAAATGGAGTCCAGCGATCGCGTGGTACTAGCTTAACACTATCTCGGGTCTTGACATAGCCCTCACCACCTGGTTTGCCGCCCGTATTAGCTACAATATCCCCTTCCGCTTGATCTAGTTCTGCTATAACTTCATTTTTAGCTTTCATGATTTCACGAACTAGGAAGAACAGGCTGTCTAATGCGCCTGGCACACTTGTTGATAAATCTATAATTTTTTGTTGTTTAGGAGCACTGACTTTGCTGGTAGTTAACCAATTGAAAAATACTGTAGAATCTAGTTTGTCTAATGCTTTGGCCTTGGCCTGTGTGTTTACAAATGTGTATATGATTGTTTGTAGATCACTGAGTCCAACCTGCGGTGTTAATAGTTTATCAATACCCCCTACACTCTTATTTGCTTCTTTAGCTATAACATTGATGTTGTCAGCATTTACTGCCGGTTGATGGCTAGTATATGTTTGAGCAAATACCACGAGCTCTGGATTTAATGCAAACGTTTTAATATCTGTGAAATCTTCTCCAACCTTATCACCAAAATAATTAAACTTCTTATGTGCTGCCACAGCCACTTTAGCTTTGGAAATAGCAAGGCCTACAGCACTACTACCTCTAACACTGTAGGTAGTTTGATTAGGAGTGAAACTCATCTTGCCGTCTGCACCTTGATATGGCTTTCCAGGATGGAATAGTATATCGCCGTATACATATCCTACAAAGTTTGGCGGTGTTGCCTTTTCAAAGACGGGCCATAGTGCTGCCATGTCACCTGCGAACTTGGCACGCCAATCTTCGCCCTTGCCACGACTGTTAATAAACTGTGCTAACTCCTGCGGGTTTGAACTTTTACCTTCTTCACGACCCCAATTGTTTTTACCAACTAGGCGGAATGTACCATCTTCATCACGTCCCCAATATACTGTAGGATTGCCATCCCACTTGATACTAACGTCTTTGGCATCTTGTGCTAGACTTTTTAATATCTGTACAGCTCGCAACGCACCTTTGGGTTCTGTGAACACTAGATCTTCTAGGTGATTGAATTCACGTCCAACTTTTTTAGGTGCTTCTGCTTCTGTTAGGAATTGGTACGCTCTCATTTAACCACTTCAATCATTTTACGGAACCAAGCACCACTACCTGAAACGAAACTTTCTATTTTGCCTGCCTTGGGTAATTGTACACCTTCCTTGTCTAGGGTTTCTCTAGCATCTGCTACTAGTTCTTCGTAGTTAGGTAGTTTGATAATGTAATCGATAACTGCTTCTGGATCTGATAGATCTTTAGGTGTTGCTGTTTGTCCTAAAAGTTTTTTAGAAATTTCGTTGGGGTCGCGGGTGATAACTTCATTAGTTTCACGATTTACTAGACCGTTTTGGAAACTCCATTTCATACCACGTGCTTTGGCAATACTTGCAAGCAGAACATGTCGATGGCTACCACGTAGCTCACTACCTTCTCGCCCACCTGTCATTGACCATTTCATCCATTGTGGTTCACCAAACATGAAATCGCTTTGTACATATCCGTTGTTCTTATCACCACGAATTGGAGTTTTAAAGTGTACACTGACTCCTGACTTACGGATCCAGTCTTTAGGATCCCCACCTTGCTTTTCAATATAGGCTGCTAGTTTTTTAGCAAACTCATCTTTGTTTACTTTGTTAGCATCTACGGCAAGATCCAGATCACCTGAAGTTTTTTTCTTACCAGTCGTGCCTAACATATAATCTGTTAGTTCGAGACCGGTAACTGTTTCTAGCCATTGTACCGTAGGCAGTACGTCTCCTTTGTTAATGCGAACTGTTAGTACAGATCCTGCATCGTCTTTAAAAACATTACCACCTTCAAATAGATTCTTTGTCGTCATTGTCTTCTTCTAGTTTTTTGTTTGTTCTACGTGATTCTACAATCTTACGAACCCCGCGAGTAAATTTGGCTGAATCTTGTCCTTTGATAGCATTGATGAAACGGCGCTCAAGCTCATCTGCTTGCTCAGCATCATAATGTTTATGTATGCTTTCTAGCAGGTTGATAGCTGAGTTGATGATATTAGTAGCACGACTTTCAAAGAGTTGATCTTTGTTACGTACTTCTGCTAATTCATTTAGCTCTTGTAATATGCTTCTTGTTTTAAGTTTCATAAGCCTTTCCTGATGAAGTATTTACTTCTTTTTAAAAATGTCAAGAACTGGGTACTTAATGGTAAAATCAATCAAAATTCGCCCGTTTGAATACTTATATTATAGCATCTTTCTAAATAAATTGCTAACGAAATTGTTAGTCATTTAGGGAGGTCTATAATGGACGTACTAGCTTTAGTAAAGAAATGGGCAGGTGCAATCGCTGATACACTAGTTAGCGTGTTGGCTCTTTTAATCGTATTAGAAGTACTATTGAAAGGTGCAGCAGTTCCTTTCTTACCAGCAGTTGACGTTATTGGTAACGTTACCGGCATCGTCAAAACACTAGGCGGCGAAGGTGTTGTTGGGTTAGTAGCGATCTGGGTATTATATAATATTTGGAAAGCAAAATAAGTTTTTATTTGTACCATTAAAAAAGGACTCTCAGGAGTCCTTTTTATTCTTGCTCACTTTTAAATCTCTGGGCACGACTCCTTTAATTTAGGGCAGCAGCCGCCCATCATCCAAACGATTAACGGTCCTAAGGATGATTATCTTAATCCACTCCAATCATTTAAATTTGGTTTAGTTGTTTCTAAGTGTTTTAACTTTGGAGGAAGTTGTGGATGAAAGTTAATACCTGTAGCACGCTCAACTTCTGTGATAGTTGTGGCAAATTTAGGTAAATCATCTACCGGTAATGGTTGATTGGGGAATATAAAAGCAATAGCCTTGACTCCTTTACGATCAACTATAACCTTCCATAAATGTGTTGGAACTCCCACACGATTAGCGCCAATAGTTCCGTAACCAGGAGCATATATAGTGCCACTGACTACGTAGATGTCTTTGCCTTCTTTAACCCATCCGCGAACCGCTGTTTCTAATTGTTTCCAAATACCACGATTGTGATTAGGTACTTGTGGGACCATATTTGATAAGAAGAAACTTTCACTCATCATATGGTCATGTTGATTATTGTCAGCACCTGGACTTAAATGTCCGCGATCAAACGGAAACCCTGCATAATCGCTAAGTTGGCTTTGATGTTGTTTAGGCACTGCTGGATCAGGACGGAAATCATCCTTGCGCTTGGCTGGTCCTGTAATATTTTCTAATAATATATGTTGAGCTACATATTCTGCTGTTTTTGTATCATATCGATAGTGTATGGCATAATTTCCTTTGCAGATATATTGATCATTGGATTTGATAGGACTTACTGGGGCTCCTCTCAAAACAAATTGAGCACAGTGATCGTCTATAGAGTTGGCCAATGCGGCAAACGGTAATAGTAATAATAATAGAAACTTTTTCATTTCAAAACCTTTTAAATTAACTGCTATTATTTATACTGACTTTTCAGTGTATTCAGCCTTGTCCCATCCTATGAGATAGTTTGCCTTCCAGTGATTTTGTTCAAATCCTTTTAGATGCTGCCACTTGTCTCGCAGGCTCCAAATTTTTTGTGCTGCGAGTTGCCAATCCATGATAAAGAAACGATACTCAATGTACATCATAGTATCTCTAAACTCATCATAGTCGTAACTATCGTATTCTATGTGTATGACTTCAAACATATCACCATCAGGTTCTTGATCATCTAGAGCAATATCAAAGCCCCACTTTTGTTTGGTTTTTAATAGATATCCTGCTAGGGGTACAGTAGATTGCAGTTCTCGAAGTTGCTCACGAGCAGCCCCTTGATAACTGGCACGACATAGGAACATACTGTGATCTAAGTGTAGGTTTGGGTGTTCATCTTGTAGACTAAACCAAGGTTCTTGCCAACAGCGATGATTTAATATAGGATGGTTAATAGGATAATTCATAGCACTGTAATACTTCTGCTCGGCTAGATTAAGTTCAAACCCATCCTTGTCATAATAAAGAAAGTCATCAGCAGATAAGTCATCCACTGCGCGACTACAGATGGGGTTAGGCATCAAGGTAATACGATTTAATTTAAACATTACTTCTTCTGGCGATAGTTGAATATGCTAGGTTTTTCACGACATTCAACACAGGTACATTCTGTACAATCGCAGTCATCAGTTAGACAACTAATACCACAGTGTTGTCCACAACCACAACTGCATCCTAAGTTCTTATACTTGTTAATCGTTGCTGGTTCTATTGTACTCATACTTCGCTCCTATTACTTGGTTTTTACATTCTTGGCCTTACCCTTGCGATTAGCGTCAGGATCTTCACGACGCTTTCGAGCAGCCGCTGTGGCTCTGCCTTTTTTTCCCAATGCCTGTGCTTTGGCCTGCGGTAAACACTTGGGTTTTCCTTCTTTTTCTGATCCTCTAGCACAGTCGCCGCGGATTTTGCCGTCTGGCCCAAAACGTACCCACTTGTCTTTGAACCACTTGCGTAGATCTTCGGTGATAAATTCGTGAGCTCTCATTTTTTCTTATTCTTGCCCCAGTTAGCAGCACCACGTTTGCGACATTGTACCAACTGTCCGCTAGCATAGGCTGACGGCCATACCTTAACACGGCTTTTGACCTTGTTGTAGCAGGCATCTTTCTTGCCTTCGTGCATACCAAAGTTACCTTGCATACGTACCTGTTCTATGTCATTTTTTTCTGCATAAGAATCTACATACAATGCCAGTTTGAAATCTAAAATTGTCAAACCTTTAACATCAAAGGTTGATGTTTTAACTGTGACTTCTGCTACATCTTGCGTGACTTCAGCAAAGTGATCCATCTTTTCTG